ATTTTTGTTACCTTTATCAATAAGCACTTGCGCAGCTTTGCCTGTATACGCACAAAAACATACATCAGTTTCTTCATGTACTCCATGTGCAGATAATGCATCTATCATAAATCTAACCAATGTACTTTTACCGCTTCCCGCGTAGCCAGATATTACTGTATACTTGTCATGGTTTAAAAATCTTTCTATAACTATTTTTAAGCCTTCTTCTTGCTTTCTTGTTAGTTCCATTTTAGAATCTCCTAATATTTTTCTTCTATAAATATAATAACATATTTTTTAAGAAAAATCAATAAAAACAAAAATTGGGGCGAAAAAGTTGAAAACCTGTTTTTGTTTCAGATTACAGTCATCTTCGCCCCAAGCAAAAATTTTTAAATTTGTCAATTAAAAATAATATTTATTATATATATTGCCAATGATAGCCTCCAGCAGTTTTTTGTACTCCTCTACAAGCTGCGCTAATGCTAGTATGATTAATGCCAGTTTTTTCTTCCGCTTGACGAGTTGATTCATAAATTATATTAGTTTCAATACATTTACATCTTTTTCCATTACTATGTTTATTATAATTTGGATTATTATACCCCTTCATACGCTCACTATGCTGCTGTTTCCATTCTTTAGTATGAGGTTTGTGATTACATCCACCTTGTTTTTTCATAAAATCTGATTGCTGTTTAGCCTTTTCTTTGCCTTTTTTAGTTTGATAAAAAGTTTTTAGTCCATTACTAATATTATCTTTTTGTTGTTTTGTTAATTTATGACCTTTCCCACCGTCCCCGCCAGGTGTTAGATTATAATGATTTGAATTTTCATATGTGTTAAAAAATTTTATCCAATATTTTTCTCTTTCATTTGCTATTTTATTATAGTCTTTTTCTTCTATTATTTCAATAATAGAAAAAGTAAAATTATTTTCTCCATATGTTCTTATAGCAATATGAATAGGATAATTATCTTTTTTTCTTCTTGCATCAGATTTATGTTCAACCCATCTATGATAAATATCTTTAGCTTTACCTATATACATATGATGATTAACATTATTTTCAATTTTATAAATACCACTTATCTTTTCCATGATATTTCCTCTTAAAAATAATACTTTGAACTATCAACAATATTAAAATCTTCAATAAAAATTTGTGGAGTTATAATACCCATATAATTATTGGCATTACATTTTCCAACTATATCCATTTCTATGTAACCATTATTATTTTTGGTTAATTTATCACATAACTCTTCATCAGCATTAAACTTCATAATACTAACTCCATTAGTTAAACTAATTTTAATGGTATTAGTTGATTTTCTATATATATCCACCATATTAGGTGTAATTTTTAAACTTTCTATCGCAATAAAAGGTTCAGATAATTCAGTACCCCAGTAGTTCTCCATACTTGCTATATCAAGTAGTGTATTAGCATCTACTTGTTGACCTTTAAATATATAATCTACATAATAAACAGGTTCATCAGACATATCTACTAAAGCATCGTTCATATACTTTATAAACTGTTCAATATCTTTTTTATATATCTTCAAACCAAAGGCATTAGGATGCCCTATGGCATACTCTATTAAATTGCTATCTAAACACATTTGCTTAAAATCAGTAACTCCAGCTAAAGAGCAACCGCGCGCGCTTCCCGCATAAGCATCCTCTTTCTTATCTTTTGTTAATATACAACAAGGACGCTGATATTTTGCCATAAATTTATTAGCTATTAATCCGCGCACTTCCGCAGGTACATTACTTTTTTCATCAAGAAGTAAAATTAATACTTTGCAATTATCAAGCAAATTATAATCTTTAATCTGTTTTTCAAGTTTTTCAAGAGAAGCATCTTGTACTCTTGTTTGTCTATTTTTTACATTAGTGCTAGTTCTTACCGCTTGTTCTACTATTGTCTCCATCTCACCAAGCTTATGACCTCGTTTAGTGGAAGGCACCTTTTCAAAAGCATAATACTGAACCATACTTTTAAATACCAATTGTTTTTCTTCTAATGTACCACTTCTTTGTATTGCATTAAGTAGCGGAACGATATAAAATGCAGCTCCAGTAGGGGTAATTTTATCTCCAAGTTTAAAAGCATTTTTTTGTGCCATATGATATAAAAATGGATTATGAAGATTCAATAATCCAGCTTGAATTAATGCTTTAGTCTCAACCGACCTAATATCCATCATATCGGCAACTAAACCTATTGCAACTAAATCGAGATATTGGTCTGCATATTGAGTTGACATTACAGAATCAAAAAATCTACAAAATTGCCATACTACTCCAACTCCGCTTAGGGCTTTGTTTGGATAATTACTATAACCATCTTGATTATTTATAATAACTGCATATGGGTTTTCAGTATCAAAATCATGGTGGTCAAGAATTAATACTTCTATACCATGTTCTGATAACATTTGACATTCATCTTTATCATTACTACCCGCGTCTGGGCATAACACAAATTTAAAATCATTTTCAATTATATAATCAACACAATCATTTAATCCATGTTGTTTTCCATCATGGAAATAAATTTTAATATTAGAAACCCATTGTGGAAAGAAATTATATAAATAATTTAGTAATAATGCAGAGCTAGTATTACCATCCACATCAGGGTCAACAATAATAATAGTTTTACTATTATCTTTAATATGTTTACTTAATATTTGTACTGCTTTCTGCATTATATCTATGCCGAAAGCTTCCGGATTATTGATGTCTTTTAATGATGCATTAATATATTTATTGAGCTGATTTTCTGTAATACCTCTATTAAATAGCACCTGCGCGCGGGCATTATTCCAGGTTACAGGTGCTATTAACTGATATTTCATTAATCTTCTTTAATCCAATCTTTAAAAATATTATTAAAGTAATTAGTATCTCCAAACATATGTTTGATTATTGCTATTGCAAAACCTTTTTCTGCATCGTATTTATCGCCTTCCTGACATTTAACGATAGTCTTTTCACCATTCTTCCATAGAATAATAGTATAAGGCTCATTGAATATTACATTCTTTATTTTGCAACTAAATCTATCAATCTCTACTCTTTTATTATTTTCAATTTTCTTTTTGAGTAATTCTTCTGCTTCTTTAGCTTTCTTCTCTGTAACATCCTTTAATAGATAGTCAAGCATATCATCATCATAGAAAGAACGTGTAGAACAATTAATTGTTGAAGCAGGCTTTGCTATTGAACTCCTTGTACGTTCCATATCTTCAATAACACCAAGCCATGATGGGTTTTTTGTAAAATTTGCATTAATTGTTTCATCCGATATCATAAAGTTTCTTATCATTTTTATTTACCTCTTTTTATTTATTTTTATATATAATATTATATCATAATTTTTTCTGAAAGTCAATCCAAAGTAATTCTATCTTCTAACATTTCAAGGAATATCTGTTTCCCGCCATCTATAGGACTAGCCTTATAATCTAATTTATTATTTATATCAAACATAAAACTTATTTTAACATATTTTCCATATTTTTCATGGATACTCTGTAATTTTTTAGTCCATCGTTTCCATTCTTCATCTCCAGCTTTTTGAAACTGTTTATCAAAAGCAACAACTATTTCTTCAACACCTAAAGACATTAATAATAGAAATTGATGTATGGTCAAATTGCTTCCGCAAGTTGCCACTGTTATATCAT